TTGCCGGCCGGGGTGGAGCCCCCGTCCACGAGGGTCACCGTGGACGACGTTGCACCGTTCTCCACGTGGAGAATGATGTCGTCCAGCGGCTGGATCGTTTCGGTGAGAGACGGCGCGTTCAGCACCGCACTCGTTCCGGCCGCCGCGATTGTGCGTGGAGCTGCCAAAGCCATGGTGTTACTCCCTAAATCTGGGTCCAGTAGGTGATGGTGAAGGGAGCGATGATGGCTGCCCCTAAATCTGTTTGAACGGGCATCATGTCACCGGCTGACAGCCGCATGGACGAAACCTGGCCGTCCAGTGTCGGATTCGCTTTCACGTACGCCGCGCATACGTTCAGCAGAACTCCAGCCCTAACCCGAACGGAATCAATCTTCGTACTGCCGGATTGAGCGATCACAGCACACGGGATAGATCCGGTTTCCTTCGCGCGCGTCTGCGAAAAGTTTGCCCACTCTTGTTCATACGTCGCCACGGTGTCAGATTCTGGGTCCCCGTCATCTCCGATCGTCACGATGTCTTTTGAGGCACTCCCTGACGGAGAGGAACTGTCGTCCACGAGCACCCCGGCCAGGCCGGACAGTCCCTGGAACGCCAGCACGAGCGCGCTGACTACTCCGGGCAACGCTACGTCTGCCATGATTCCTCCCTTCCGTTTACACAGATCATCGCACGTCAGCCGACCGACGGGCCTAGGTCATCGGGACGAAGAAGCTCCACGGCCCGGTTGGGGATGGCGTATCCGAAGCCCGGAATCACGGTGGTGTCCACCCCACCCTGAAGCGGCAGCCGGGCCGGCCCCCGCTGTGTCTCCCACAGGTGAGCCAGGATCAATTTGGACGCCTGAACGATGTTGGCGGATATCGGCCGGCGACCGGCCACGTACGTGATCTCGTATGGGCCCACTGGAAACGGAAGCCCGGTGAGTCGACGAATTCGCCCGTCCGTGTCGACTTTCAGCAAAGCTGGGGTGTAGCTCGTGCCCGACGTCAGGTAGGGCCCGATCGACGTGATGCTGAGAACGGGGGTCACCGACGTCCGGATGACGTAGCTTCCACCTTCCGCGTAATCGATCACTGTTCGAGGAACACACGCACCCACGATTTCTTCAATCATGGGTGTGATTCCTGCCAGCCAGTCCACGATTTCGGCGTCGTCAGTGGTGTCGTCCAGGGAAATGTTCAGATGCTTCTTCGCCGCTGGAAGACTGAGAATCCACCGTGGACTCGTCGACGTCACCGGAATCACTTCGGTGTACTTGACGACTCGTCCGGTGGCCATCGTAAACGTCCACAGTCCGACGTGGTCCCCTTCTTGAACGGAAGGGGTCAGATCGTAGACGTATTTCCCAGTTGTGGCCGGAGGATTCGTAACCGTGGGAGTTCCCCCGGGCGTGCCGTCCGGCAACGTAATCGCGAGCGCGACTGATGTCGCGTTGACGAGCACTCCACCATAGGCAGGGTCCTTGTCATAGAGATTTGCGCTGAAGTTCAGCGTGGAGCCGAGAACGGGCATTATTTCCTCACTTGCTGACCCATAGGCCGGTTACAGATCCCTGGCCCACGTAGGGCTCTGTCCGTGACACTCCCTGCCCCACGAAGGGCTCCGTTCGAGAAGATCCTGAGACCGCGAAACCTGTTGTGGCAGTAGACGTTCCAACGAAACCAGCGGCTGTGAACAGATCCAGGGTGGCCATCGGTGCGTCCCCTGTGATCGCAGCACCCACGGCCCCGGCTGCCACGAACAGATCCGACGTGGCCAGCGGAGCCGTGGTCAGCACCCCGATCCGGCCGGTGCTCACGAGCGCGTCCGACGTCGCCAGCGGAGCCGTGGTCAGTACCCCGATCCGACCGGTAGCCACGAGCGCGTCCGTGGTGACCAGCGGCGCGCTGCCAGCCGCGCTGGCCACGGTGCCGGCCGCTGTGAAGCCGTCCGTGGTCGCCAGCGGAGCCGTGGTCAGCACGCCGATCCGGCCGGTACCCGTCAGCCCGTCTGTGGTGCTCAGGGGAGCTGTGGTGGTGACGCCGACGACCCCAGCCGCAGTCAGCGCGTCCGTGGTCGTCAGCGGAGCCGAGAGCCCCACGAAGCCGGACGCCGTAAAGCCGTCCGTGGTGCTCAGGGGTGCGCTCTGGCCCACGAAGCCGGCCGCACTGAAGCTGTCTGCGGTCGGGAGTCCCAACGTCGTGGTGACGAGTGGAACCTCAATTTCCGTACCGCGCCCGATGTCTTGACGCATGTCGTCAAGGTGATAGCTGACGTTGCTCGTTCCACCAGCTTTACCCCAGCGAACGGCGTCGATCGCAGCGGCCGTACCCCCGGACGTCGTAGGCACGGAGAACAGAAGGGCCCCGTTGACGTCGTAAACGTTGGCCGTCATCGTGGCCGCGCTCGCGACCCCGGTAGCTCCGGTGAGTACAGTTTCGATCAGACACCACGTGTTGTTCGGAATGGTGCCCGTGCTCAGGGTTCCAGCTCCACCGGTCACGATGACGCATCGGAGTTGGTTTGTCGCAGAAAGCTGAAGCCGTGCCTGAGCCGCGCTGGACCCCCGGAAAGTCACCGGTCCCTGAATTTCAGCAGTCGGAGAACTTGTGATGTAGATCCAGGTATGCGCCGCTGCTTGGTTGGCGGACGTGTCGCTTGCTTCTGCGATGGTCGCGGTTGTGGTGGTGGTGACGTTCCACAACGCGGATACGGTTCCGTATCTCGCTTGTGCCGTTGAGTACTTCAGGAATCCGGAAACACCCTGTGATACAAGCGAAAACGCAGCGTCACCGAAGTCATCCGACGTTGCGACGTCGATGTTTACGCCGTTGGTCTGGCCTTCAAACCCCCATGCTTTAAGGGTCATTAGAACCTCACCGTGATGAGTCCGCCATCCAAGTGGGTATTGGCGTCCGTACCGGTGGTCGGGATCGTGGCGTGTCCGGCCCAGTTTCCGTTCAGGTCCACGGTGTGTCCCTGAAGTCCCTGGGATCTGTCGAACTTGACGTTTGACATCGTGCCCCACGAAATACCGCTACCCGGATAGGGATTAGCGGCGGACTGGACGGGAACCTCGCCCCCGTAGATGATTCCGTTGACGAATCGGAAGCCAGCAGAGTATCCCTGAGAACTGTTGCACATCAGGGCAGACCAGTCCGTTCGACTCAGTTCCCCGGTGCTGGCCAGCCCGGTGCCATTCGACACCCAGGGAGGGGGCCTGGCTGGATGCGTCGAATCCAGGAACGGTGAGGCATACGGTCCGCCGTCCGGCAACGACCCCATCGGAACACAGATGAACGGGCCGACATCCGGGAGTGCCCACGCTTCCTCGACCGTGTAGACGTGGCCGGACGCGGACTGAAGGAAGAAATGGGCGACCTGGCGTCCGGGCCGTGCGTCGATCACGAAGTCTTCAAAATCGGTGCCGACACCCCCGAACTGCTGAATACCGTCGTTGTGCGTCACCGTGTCGTTGTTACCGGCAAGGGTTTTCGACGCGGACGTGAGCCGGCCCAGTCGCCGGATCATCACTCGCCGGCCGATCATTCCGGTGGCCCAGCCCGCTCCGGTGGCCGCGAACTGGGCCCCGTTGCTGATCGAGATGCCGTCGGTGGTTCCCTCGATCAGGACGTCGTACAGCTCCACATCGTGGCCACTGATGGCGTTCTTCTCGTTCAGGAATTTAGGGTGAAACCACCCGTGGTTCACCTTGACGCGCTTGGCTGCGATGTTGGTGGTCGTCAGTAGCGCATTCACGGAATTGTCTCCCGTGAACACACATTCGTTCAGTTCGACATCCGGAGCCGTAACCGAAACCCGGGCCCCATCGAACAGAACGTTTGAAATCACCTGACCTGGAGTGGAATACGTGACGTTGGTCGTTCGGACCGACATCACGGCACCCATCAGATAATCGGTGTTCGCCCCGGCCACAACGACCGATGTCGAGGCGGAAGCGCTGTGGCCACCCGCGTCGGTAACGGTGGCTGTGACAGTGAGCACCGATCAGGCCGTAGCAGTCAGAACGGTCTGATTCAGAGTGGCCGCCACGATGGTCCACACCCGGGCCGGATTGGAAACGACATTCACCGTTCCGCCGTCGATCGTGACATTCACTGAACCTGGCGCACTGACGTTTCCCTGGCTGTCCGTGACCGTACTCGTCACAGTCATCAAAACCCGATCGGCATCGGTGTGGTTGATGGTCAGCGTGATAAGCCCCCCGGGAGGGGCTACCGGGGAACCAGTGGTCATGGACGTGATTACCGGAGTCGCCACCGGGTCACGCAGCGATCGGGGTGCGGGACGCGGTAAGCGTCGTGATCGTGAGCGTGTTCGTCGACACCCACGGAAGCGATGCCGTGAGCTGAACAGAGCCAATGAACACACCACCCGAGGAAAGCGTCCAAAGCGACAGATCCGTGATGGTTTCCGACATTCCGCCGTTGGTCCACGCAGCCAGTGACGCGAGGGTCATGGTCGCGGTTCCACCGGTGGAGTTCCACGTCACCGCGTTCCGCGTGGTCGATCCCACGGAAATGGCCGTGGTGCCAGCGGCCCCGGGGTCGGCGGTGTGGAGCTGAGCGAACACGGCGCTGAACGCGCTCGCCGCGCTTCCACGGAACCGCTCCAGCTCCGCTGAAGCGGTAGCAACGGCAATACCTCTGGTCATTTCGGCTCCGGGTAGCAGATTCGGCAATCGGGGGTGCAAGGCTCGTGGTGCTGGACGGAGCCGGCCGCGACGAACACGGTCTGCGTAGTAAGGACATCCACAGGGTTCTCCACAGTCGGTGGACCGGCCGGGGCTGAGGGAGACCCCGGCCGGCCGAACGGGTTCAGCGGCGCGAGCGCTCCGTCTGAGCCGACGCGTACGCGTCCGGGGTGATCCCGGGAGGGGTCTGCTGCCACCCACCGGGGGTCAGGTACAGATCCGACGTGTGCTCCGGGCCGATGGCCGGGGGCGGGGGAACGGAACCGTTGGCGATGTCGGCCAGGTTCTGATCGGTCAGCTTGTACGCCTTGACGAAGTCGGCCGTGAGGTTCGGGGCCTTCTCCTGCGCAGCGGCCAGCAGGGCATCCCCACCGGAATCCGGCTGGACACCGGGGGTGACGTCGGCCCGGATGTTGTCCGGGTCCACGAAGCTGACGCTGGACAGGGGATCAGCCTGAAGGTCGAACCCGTGCCGGCCCTGGAACCCCTTCTGGTCACCTTCGGTGAAGGTGTCGGAGCCGACGCGGGGATCGGGCACTTCCCCGGCCACCGGGGCGATGCTGGCACCTTCGGGCTGATCGGCCACGACGACCGGAGTATCGGACGGCTTCGGGGCCGTGGCCTTCTGAGCGGGCTTGCTGGTATCGGTCACAGAACTCTCCTGTTTCACGTGGAACACGACTGGGGCCGGATCGGGCCCGACACTGGGGGATGTGCGGACCCGATCCGGAACTGGGGGTGAATCAGGTCAGGGTCGCGAAAACCCGGACGGCGGACGACGTGGAGACGTCCGCACCGACGCGCCAGAACGAGTACCAGGCACCCTGGCCGGTGGGCCGACGGTTCGGACGTCTCCACGTC